GATGCGTCCGGACGTCAGGACGCCCTTCAACGCGCGCAGCACCGTGGCCTCGACGCTGGGTGGAATCGCCGCCTTGGCCTTGACTGCCTGGACCATGGTCGGCGGTTTCGCGAGCCAAGCATCGAGCTGGGCCCGCAACGCCTTGCGCAGCACTCGCGCCAGGTTGCCGGTCACCTCGTCCTCGAGCCCGTTCAGTCGCCCGACGATCACCGCGAAGTCGCAGCGCCGCTCGGCCCTGGTCAGCGACGGGTCGTCGGCCGCGGGATACGTGGTGTCATCCGCCACGGTCCCATCGGCTTCCTGGCCTTGAAAGGTGGGCGCCGCGTGTGCGACCACCTCCGCCGGCTTGGGCTTCGCATCGAGCTTCGGCTTGTCCTCGGCCTTGGGCTTGGCCGCCACGGTCGGTTTTTCGACCGGCTTCACGGCCGACGCTCCAGGCACGCCGGGCACCCCAGGTGCCACGACAGGCCGGTCGGCCATCGCCTTGGCTGCAGCTTCCGCCGCTGCCGCCTTGGCCTCGACCTCGAGCGCTGCCGTCTCGGCCGCCGCCGTGGTCGGGTCGACCATCAGCGCCTCGCCCTCATCCCCGCCGAGCGGATCCAGGCCCAGCCCGCGGCGCACCTCGTCGACCTTCAACGCCCGGGTCAGCTTCTCGACATAGCGCAGCGGGATGCGCGGACGCTCCTCGACCACTTGGGTGTCGGGGTCATCGTCGTCCGCGCGCGGGAACTTGAGCAGGCCGCGGATGTGCTGCTCGTCGTCGTCGTCGACCGAGACGATGTCACGATCGACCATCTCGGCCCAGGCGGTGGTGATCGCCGCGACGTCCTCGTCGGCGAGCGGCAGGAACCGGAAATTCGGGTAGACGCCGCCGGTGTCGAAGTTGAGGTCGACCAGAGGATTGACGAGCTGGGTCTGGATGATCTCCCGCAGGTGCCCCTGGATCGAGGTCAGCGACAGCAGGAACATATCGAGCGCGACGCGCGCCTTGGCAAACGATCCCTGGCCGACGTCGGGCGTCATGCCGAGCTGGCCCGGCATCAGCAGCGCTCGGGCGATGTCAGCCTTGAGGTGGGTCAGCGCCGGGATGAACACGCCCTGCACGTTGCCGATCCCGGTCGGGCTCCAGATCTCGAAGTCATCCTTGGAGCTGCGGGGGATCGCCGCCGAGGTGGCGTTCTGCAGGTTCTTCATGATCGACTTGAGGTCGTTCATTTGTTGCGGGTCTTGGAACGTCGCCGGGTTGTACAAAGCAAACCAAGGCGGAACGCCCAGGCGCTCAAGGTACTGACCCAACCAGCGATAGGAATTATTGGCGAGAATGTAAGGTCTGTAGCACGCCTCCAGCTCACTCTGCCCGTAGGGATTGCCGAACGTGTCGCCGTAACTGTAGATGATGAACTTCACGCTGCGCCGATATTCACTGTTATCCTGGTCATTGATCACATCAGTGATGTTGCCGAACTCGTCGAGCTTGAAGCGGAGCATGTGCGGGGCGTGGGTCTTCAGGGCGGAGACCCCGATCATCCCGACATCGTCGCCCTCGGTCAGCGTCCCGTAGACGATCTCGGTGATCGAATAGCCGTAGATCATCGCGGTCAGCACGTTGCGCAGGCTGCGGTCGAAGCTGTTGCCGACCCGGTCGAGCCGCCGGGCGATGAAGGCGGTGACGTCCCAGTCCGCTGGCATGTCGTCCGGGCTGGTCACCTCCCAGCCAGTGGCCAGGACGCTCTCAGTCTTGAAGCTGATCGCGGCTTTCACCTGATCGTCGATCATCATGCGCTCGAACAGGTCGATGCCCTGCCGCCCAAGCAGCTGGCTCGGGTTGTACTGCAGCATCGGCCACGACTGCGCCCAGAGACCGGCGCCCACCAGGACCTGCCCTGAGCCGCCCGTGGGTTTCGCCATCCGTGCACGCTGCGGCGTCGCCGCTGGCGTCCTGACAGCGGCCGGAACCTTGACGGTCGTGCTCGGTGCGCGTGCCATGGTCTAGGCATCCATCCTTGCAAAGAGTTCGCGCTGCGTTGGAGATCCCCGAAAACCTCCCTCGTGCAGGGCAACGGTCACTGCCGACTCTCGAACGCAGGCTGCTCGTCCGGGAATGCGGCAGGCACTTGGCGCTGAATCGACAGGGCCTCGTTCAAATCAGCAACGGCCGTCACCGCGTCGGCTAAGCGAAGACCGGCCGCATCCCGATAGGCTATCACCCGGATGTGCATGCACAGGCGACGAGCTGCGCGCTCGATGTTCTTGAGCCTAGCGACCTCGATCTCTGAGATGATCATCGTTCAAAAGCCCATCTTGTCGGAATCGCGCGGGTCGCCGATCACCAGATCGCGGCCGAGATCGATCAGCACCGGTTCCCAGAACGAGTAGGCGAGCGCGTCGGCGTAGTCTGGCGACTTGACCCCGCGCGCCCGCAGCTGGAGCTTGCTCTCGATCTGGATCTTGCTGCCGACGGCCGAGGTCTCGTAGCGCACCGTGACCAGCTGCCGCTGCAGCTCGATCGACGGCTCAAGCAGGATGCATTCGCATTGGTCGTGCTTGATCCCGCCCTCATGGCTGAGCAGGAATTCGTGGTGCTCATAGCTGTTGCGGAACCGCTCGCGCATGATCCACCAGACCTCGGCCTTGATGTCGCGGAAGCGTTCCTTGGAGGACCGCCCGTCCTCCCAGCGCCGGCTGCCGGTCGGCGGCAGGCCCCAGGCGCAGGCCTGGATCCGGAAGCCCCTGATCTCGTGCCAGCCGCGCTTGAGCGTCGACTTGACGCCCTCGCCAACCCCCACGCTGTCGTAGGTCAGCAGGCGGATCCCGTACTGGCCGCACAGATCGAGCGCCCAGTTGGCGGTGTCGGTCGTGTCCGGGTCCTCGCGCGACAGCGCCTTGAGCACGAGCTCGCCGCGGCGCGGCTGGAAGACCGACAGGTCCTTGCCGGCGCCCACGTCGAGCCCGGCGGTCGCGGGCCCGTGGCTCGGGTGCGGCAGCAGCTTCCACAGCTCGACCGCGGCATCGACCCACTGCTTCTCGATGACCATGCCGGAGAGGCTGGCCGAGAAATCGATATCGTGCTCCGAAGCGAAGGTGACCTTGGTGATCCGTCGCTTCTCGCGCGCGGCCCAGTCCTCATCCCGGAACGGGTGGTCACGCCAGTGCACGGTGATCACCGGGATCTCGCCGCTCTCGTGGCGCTCGTAGAAGAAGTTGCCCATGCCGTTGGCCGAGCTGACCCAGCCCCGGCAGCGGGTGTTGGCCGACGTCGCCGCGTTGACCCCTTGCGCGTTCTCGACGTGTGCAGCCTCGTCGACGACGTAAAGGGAATTGCGCCCGCCGCGGCCGGCGTTGGAGCCGCCCTCGCCGATGATCGTGTTGGCATTGTCCGGATTGACGATCCGACTCGACAAGGCGCAGGTGCCGCGGTTGTAGCCTTGCGGCTTCATCCACCACGGCAGGGCGTCGATGATCATTCGCATCTTCTCGAAGATCGTATCGGGATTGCCCAGCTCGTCGACCAGGTCGAGCTTGTTGGCGCAGAAGCCGGTCTTGAACCCATAGACGAACAGCCAATGGTGGACGGCCAACCCGCAGTTTAAGTACGTGACGCCCATGTCGCGGCTCTTGGCGCACAGCCAGTCGGTCTGCTTCTCGATGCAGCCCAGCACGAAGGCGAGGTAGCGCCGCTGCACCGGCCACAGCACCATCGGATAATGCGAGTGGTCGCGCGGATCGTAGGTGACCGCGAAGTTGTCGAACCAGAACGCGAGATCGCGCTTGGACCGGTCCATCAACGCTGCCTGGAACTTCAGGTCGTGCTCGGCCGTGTGGAGGATCACGCAGCGCCGCAGCTTCTCCATGTGTAGCAGGGCTGAACGCTCGCCGGGGTCCTGCGCCGCGTACCAATTAACTGGATTCAGGTCCGGCCGCGCGCGCGGCGAGATAGGCATCAGCATCCTCTTCGCTCATGGTCGAGAAGTCGTGCTTGGCTTCGACCTGATGCTGCATGGGCCCGCCGCCCGGGCCGGTGGTCTCGATCCTGCGCGTGTAGCCGCGGTGCTTGCCCATCGTGGAGAGGTAGAAGGTGATCGCCGGGACGTTGCCAGCCTGGATCTGCTTCAGCAGATGCCCCTCGGCGAGGTCGAGATTCTGATTGAGGATATCCTCGAGCACCTTGGTCAGCTTGGGCGAATGCGTGACGCGGTGGTTCAGCGACGCGCGCGAGCACTTCCGGCCGGTCGCCGCCTCGAGCGCGCGGGCTGCGGCAGCCTGGACGCCAGCCTGCTTCTGCAGCGCGTCTATGATCTGCAGGTCGGTGAAGCGTTTGCGGCCTGACATCGAGGTCCATCGTGATGGAGATGATCCTATTGGTTTAGTATCGCTAAACCTATTGTGCATTGTTAGGCGTCAATCCACAATGCGCACCGCACGCAAGGAATCACTTCATGCCGAGAGCGAAGGCGGTCACCGCTCCCGAACAGTCATGGCCAGCCGACAAGGTCGAGCGACGACCGCTGGCCGAGCTGATCCCTTACGCGCGCAACCCGCGCGCCCACGGCGAGGAAAGCGTCGCCCAGATCGCCGCCTCGATGGTCGAGTGGGGCTGGACTATGCCGGTGCTCGTCGACGAGCAGGGCGTGCTGATTGCCGGCCACGGCCGGGTGCTGGCAGCACAGCGGCTGGGTTACGACGAAGCCCCGGTCATGGTCGCCACCGGCTGGAGCAAGGCGCAGATCGCCGCCTACCGCTTAGCCGACAATCGGATCGCCATGTCGTCGACCTGGGACCCTGACCTGCTGCGCATCGAGATTGGTGATCTCAAGGATCTCGGGTTCGATCTCGATCTTACCGGCTTCGGTGCTGCCGAGATCGAGGAGCTATTCCACGACTGGGGCGACGGCTCCATCGACGTCGAGCGGCATGGCGAGAACCTCGACGGCATTGAGGTCAAGGTCATTGTCCGGTGCGACCAGGAGCAGCGCGAGCGCGTGCTCGAGGCGGTACAGGAGGCGCTCAAGGGCTGGACTGGCGTCACCGTTGAGTAAGCTGAACCTGCTGATCGCCTGGCCGTACCTGACCCGGCAGGCCATCGACGGGCTCAAGGAGCACGACCCACACGACACCCGGTTTCTGTTGGACAGCGGTGCGTTCAGCGCCTGGAAGAACGGCAGCACCCTGAAGCTGCAGGACTACCTGCGCTTCATCGACGGGCTGCCGATCCGCCCCTGGCGCTATTTCATGCTCGACGTGATCGGGGACCCGGCGGCGACCCGCAAGAGCTACGAGGAAAGCCTCAAGCTCGGCTACCAGCCAATCCCGATCTTCACCCGCGGCTCGGATGTCGGGTTGCTGGGTTTCTACTATGCGACGTCGGACCTGGTTGCGATCGGTGGGTTGGTCGGGACCCGTCACAACAAAGGCTTCGTGAACGGCATCATGCGCCACGTCGGCCAGCGCAAGGTGCATTGGCTGGGCTTCCTGCAAAAGGAGTTCCTCGCGCACTACAAGCCATACTCGGCCGACAGCAGCTCGGTGACACGCGGCATGCGCTTCGGGGAGGTCGATCTCTACACGGGCAACGGCCGCTGGTTGCGGGCGCACCGGACCCACTTCCAGGGCCGACCGCGCCCCGCGGTCCTGGCCGCCATCGCGAGCTACCACATCAGCGCCAGCAGACTCGCCGATCGCAAAGAGTGGATCAACAGCAGCACCGGGCTGAGCGCCGCCGAGCAGGTGATGTTTCGCTCCTGGGCCTACTACCAGCACGACATCGAGGAGCGCCTGGGCGTCAAGCTGTTCATCGCCGGCGCCGGCGTTGCCGACGTGCAGCGCACCCTGGCCGCTCGCAGCTTCTGGCAACAGCAGGGCCTGATCCCGAAGCCCAGCACCAAGGCTGCGGCCGCATGAGCAGCAAGCTCAACATCCTGGCGGCATGGCCCTACATTGAGAAGCGGTACATTGCCAATCTGACGTCCATCGTTGCAGACGATGGCAGGTTCCTACTCGACAGCGGTGCCTTCACGGCGTGGAAGGCGGGCACGGTACTCAAGCTCGTCGACTACCTGCGGTTCATCGACAGCCTGCCGGTTAAGCCTTGGCGGCACTTCATGTTGGACGTGATTGGCGACCCTATCGCAACTCGCAAGAACTATGAGGAGGCGATGCGCCTGGGCTACCGCCCGATCCCGATCTTTACCCGTGGTGAAGATCCGGCCGTCCTCGACTTCTACTATGCCAGCTCCGATCTCGTCGCCGTCGGCGGGCTCGTCGGCACGCGCGGCAACAAGGGCTTCGTCAACGGGATTATGCGGCGCATCAAGGGACGGCAGGTCCACTGGCTAGGCTTCACCCAAAGCGATTTCCTCGGTCATTATCGACCATATAGCGCAGACAGCTCAAGCGTGAATGCCGGCTACCGTTATGGTCAGCTGAAGCTCTATGCCGGGCAAGGGAAATGGATCAGCGCACATCGCACGGACTTCGTCGCAGGCCGCCCGTCACCGGCGATGCTGACGTTGCTGCAGCGTTACCAGATCACGCCGATGGAGCTAGCCGACCGCCGCAATTGGGCTAACCCGGTTAACGGCAGCTCCAGCACTATTCAGCTGGCGAGCTTTCGCAGCCATGCCCGGTATCAACATGACGTGGAATGTCAGCTTGGCACCAAGCTGTTCTTTGCCTTTGGCGGGCATTGGTACCTCCCCCTGATCGCTGAGGCCCGCCGCTGGTGCATTACCCACGGACTAATCCCATCACCGACCGCGCAAAGGAGCGCCGCATGACCAAGGCCCTTGTCGTCCTCTCCGGCGGACAGGATTCGACGACGACATTATTCTGGGCGCTACCCCGGTTCGACGAGGTCGAGACGATCACCGTCGACTACGGGCAGAGCCATGTCCGCGAGGTCGCGGCCGCGGCCAAGATCGCCGAGCTGGCCGGGGTCAAAAATCGCTTGATCGCCCTGGGCCCGATCCTCGAGGGCCGCAGTCCGCTGACCAACCCACACGAGGAGCTGGAGCAGTACCCGGACTTCCAGACCATGGAACGGCGGATCGGCGCCCGCATCGAGCTGACCTTCGTGCCGATGCGCAACGCCCTGTTCCTGACGCTCGCCGCCAACGTCGCGGCAGCACGCGGGATCGACACCATCATCACCGGCGTCTGCCAGGCGGACGGAACCAACTATCCAGATTGTCGCCGCGGGTTCATCGACGCCATGGAGGCGATGATCGAGGCCGCCCTCGAGACCAAGCTCGCGATCCTGACCCCGCTGATGAACTACAGCAAGGCCGAGACCGTGAAGCTCGCGGCGTCGCTGCCGGGCTGCATGGAGGCCCTGGCCTACAGCCACACGGCCTATGACGGCGCCTACCCGCCGATCGGCAAGGATCACGCGACGACGTTGCGCGCGCACGGGTTCGCCGAGGCCGGCGTCCCTGATCCCCTGGTCGCGCGCGCCTGGAAGGAAGGGCTGATGGAGCTGCCGGCAACGCCGAACTACGATTCGTTGCGGCCATGAAGATCACCGCGGTGCGCGAGCACAGCTTCGATGCCGGGCACCGGGTGGTCGGGCACGCCGGTCATTGCCGGAATTGCCACGGCCATCGCTACACCGTGCAGATCTTCTGCGAGCCGGTCGACGGGCTCGACGCGCTTGGGATGGTGGTCGACTTCGGCGTGATCAAGACCATGGTCTGCGTCTGGATCGACGACAATCTCGACCATCGCTTCATCGCATGGAAGAAGGACCCGCTCGGGTCGGTGATCGAGGAGGAGGCGCCAGGCTCGGTCTATTGGCTCGACGATAACCCAACCGCCGAGAACATCGCTGCCATGCTGCTGCTCAAGGCAGGCGAGCTGCTGGCCGGGCACGGCGTCAACGTCGTCAAGATCGTGGTGCACGAGACGGCGAAATGCCGGGCCGAGGTCGAGCTGTGAACAAGCCATGGGCGCTCTACAACGTCGCCGAGGTCTTCGCGACGATCCAGGGCGAGGCGACCTTTACCGGGGCGCCGTCGGTGTTCATTCGGATGCAGGGGTGCCCAGTCGGCTGCCCTTGGTGTGATACGAGGGCAACGTGGGAGGTTCATGAAGAGGATTGTCTTGCAACCCTACCGATGGGTCCGCGAATCCAGAACTTCAATCCAAAAGCGTCGCGCATGACGTTCGGGCGCCTGACCGCGGCCGATCTTGCGGCAGCCGCCCGTAGCCAGGGCAACGCCCGCCATTGTGTGATCACCGGCGGCGAGCCGCTCGAGCAGCAACTGGGCGAGCTGGTGCGATGTCTGGCGCTCGACGGCTTTCGCACCGTGCAGATCGAGACCAGCGGCACCTCGGCGCTCGGCAACCTGCCCGACTGGCCCGCCGGGATCTGGGTCACCCTGTCGCCGAAGATCGGCATGCCGGGTGGCAAGGTCGTGCTGCCAGCGGTCGTGCGCCGCGCCAACGAGATCAAGTGGCCAGTCGGCAAGCAGACCGATCTCGATCGGATGGCGGCGTTCCTTGAGGAGCACGAGATCGCGGACTCGGTGCCGGTGTGGCTTCAGCCACTGAGCGTGCAAGCGAAGGCGACGGCGCTGTGCGTCGAGGCTGCGCAGGCCAACGGGTCGTGGAAAGTGTCCGTCCAAACACATAAGTATTTGGGGCTTGCGTGATGCCCTGGCCCACCGGACTGATGACCGCCATGCAGCACCTGCGCTCCCCGATCAGCGCCGCCTGCCTGGGCGTTCCCGACATCCCGCTGCTGCCGACGGCGAAGATCGACCACTCGGCGCTGCAGGCGCACATCCGCCAACTGCTGGTACTGCTCGGGCAGAATCCGGACGAGCCGGGTCTGCTCGAAACGCCCCGGCGGGTGGCCGATATGTGGCTGGAGTTTCTCGAGTACGATCCCGGGCGGCTGGGAACGGTGTTCGAGGCGGTCTCGGTTGACCAAATGGTCGTCGTGAAAGGAATGCCGGTGTGGAGCCTTTGCGCCCATCACCTGCTCCCGTTTGGGTGTGACGTGGCGATCGGCTACATCGCTGCCAACCACGTGCTCGGACTCAGCAAGCTCGGCCGGATTGCCGAAAAGCACGCGCACCGCCTGCAGCTGCAGGAACGGTTAGTCCAAGACATCGCGATCGAGGTGCAAGAGTTGGCGCGGACAGACGACGTCGCAGTGATCGCGAGTGGCACGCACCTGTGCATGGCGATGCGTGGCGTTCGGATGCCGCATCGCATGGTCAGCTCGGCGATGTTCGGACGCTTCCGCGCGGACCCAGCTGTGCGGGCCGAGTTCATGGCATTGGCGGCGACCTGAGTCGCCGCCAACCCAGGTAGTTAGTCGAATTCGCCCCGACGCCAGCGGATATGGAACTCCCGCTCGCTTTGGATGGCGGCGAAGAACCGGGCGTCATGATCATCGCCGGCGTCGGCAAAGCGGGCGACCCGGTCGATCGGCAGTCGGCAATAATAGACGTCGAAATCACAAATCTCGACCTCGACGCGGGCATGGAGCACCTCGACCGAATCGAGCGCGCGCATGACGACGTCGTCATCATCGAGCAGCGAACAGTAGTCGCCGTAAACGTAGCCGTTCTCGAAATGACTGATCTGGATCTCGGCGCCGCCGTCGGTAAAGGCATAGGTGGCGTTGGCGGTGGTAACGGGCATTGGTGGTCTCCTGCGGGTTTGTTCGAGACGCCAATATCCTAGGTCAGGGCAGGCGTGGCACCAGCGATCTAGTCGACCGGCGCCAGCTCGTGGTCGCGATAGACGGCGCGGACCCAGCCTTCGCCGAGCACCCAGACATGGAACCAGCCGCCCCAGGTCGTGAGCCGCACATAGTGATCGATGTAGCGCTCGCGATCGAATGGGCCGGGCTCAGCCCGCAAGGCCTCGAGGGCGCGGAAGTGCACCACCTCGGGTGTCAGCTCGATCCCGGCGGGACCATGGAGGCGCATCTCAGGCCGCCTTCCGATCGAGCCATTCGCGGAGTGCCCGGCGCTTGGCTAGCAGGCCGCCGGTCGACAGGATCTCGAGGCTGGCGTCTTCGGGCAGCAGCTGCTCGAGCGCTGCGACGTAGGCCTCGCCGGCGACGGTGTAGCCCTCGACGTCATTCACCGGGCCGCCAGCGGCGCCGAAGATGTCGTCCCAGAGGGCGGCGACGTTGGCCTTGATCGCCGGGTCGGCTGCCAGCCGGGCTGCCTGGGTCGCGTCGAGGACCGCATCGTAAGGCTCGATGACGGTCGCGGCGTCGATCAGGCCGTGGGCTGCGCTCATGACCAGCACCCGCATCGGGCGACCCTTGGGCGCGTGATGGCGCAGGGTCTGCCACATCGAGCCGAGATACATCTCGCCAGCCTGGCACGCGACGTCGCGCTTGGCGGCGCCACAGCCGAGGATCAGAAGAAGGGGCTTGGTCATCAGGGTCGGTTCCTGCGGTTAGTCTTTGTTGACGACTCTTTATACCGCCGCGTCGCGCGTGTGGCACCGGAAAAAAATCGCCAGACCTTCGCCGATTGTTGGTGCCGGCCCGATTGGCGCCGCCTATGTTCGGCAAATCGAAACAAGACGACCCACAGAGGTTGCATCCACTGACCGAGCCGGAAGTTGTCAGGTACCGCCACCCTCGTGAGAGGCGCCGGCAAACAGGACCCAACGGCGGTTCGGTCAGTAGATGCAATCTCGAACAACAACCGCAGGAGCGACCACGATGGACTACCAGCCGATCACCGCGAAGCTGACCGTGAACGAGTGCGACACGGTCCTGAGCATCCTCACCGGCAAGCCGAAGAAGAATTCGCCCAATCGCGTGGCAGCGATGCTCAAGCTCAACGCTGTGCTCGCCCTCGACAGCGATGTCGAGTGCACCTTCGCCAACTTGCCGGAGCTGTTGCGCGTCCGGAACTTTTCGGCCGCCGCCGCCCGCATCGAGGAGCTGACCGATGCCGGCTTCGTCGTCGAGACTGCCGAGGCAGAGGTGCTGCCTTGCGACTATCCTGACGCCAGTCATACGTTCGAGGAACTGGGCAAGATGCTCGACGGTGGCACCTCGGTCGAGGCTATCGCGCGCAGCTACGACGAGCACGGCGACCTAGTGTTCCCCGAGGGCGCCACTTTCGATCTCGACCGCCAGGAATACACGCTTGTTGGCAATGGTGATCTTGCCAACGGCGAGCCGACGGAGGAATTGGTCGAGTCAACCGAAGACGACAAGGAGTCGAACATCATGCAGATCCAGGACGAGCAGCAGCAGGAGGTCGAGTTGAAGGCCGCGCGCAAGGGTCGGGCCAGCACCAAGCCCGCACGGGTGGTCAAGGAGAAGGTCGCCAAGCCGGCCAAGGTCGCCAAGGAGAAGGTGGTCGAGCCGGTCGAGGTCGAGCAGACTCCGGTCGAGGTCGATCCGGCGATCGAGATCGAGCGCAAGGCAGCGGCCGAGGCGCTGCGGTTGGCGATCGACGCCTACACGGCCGCCAAGGCGCGGTTCGCCACGGCGAAGAAGGCGAGCAACGGCGTCAAGGGCATCAAGCGCGTCGGTCAGCCCCGCGCCGCCGGCGTCGCCAGCTCACCGCCGGCCGAGGGCACGCCCGCCGGGATCCTGTTCGACATGCTGACCCGCGACGAGGGTTGCACCCAGGCGCAGCTCAAGGCGGTCAAGGCTTGCGACAAGCTGAACTCGGTCGCCTACCACGGCAAGAAGCTGGCCGAGCGCCTGAATCGCGAGCTGATCGTGAGCGGCGAAGGCAAGGAGCGGATCTTCCGCCTCGGCGAGTAACGGCACAAGGAAAGGGACGCTTCGGAGCGTCCCTTTTCTTTTGTCGACGTTCCGTTTTCTGGTGCCGGCAAAACCGGTGCCGCCTATATTGTGGAGACCAAAGAAAAACAACCGCAGGAACCAAGCCAATGACCGTCACCACCACCTACCCGACAATGGTCAACTTTCCCTTTTATGGTTACCGCACCGCGTTCGATGGCTACCGATGTGCCCTCGTGCTCGACGCCGGAAGCGCCAGCCGCAAGGCGACCCTGTTCATCTACGCTCGCCTGCAGACGATCAAGGTCCCGGCCGCGGCTGTCGCCAAGGCAAAGGTCGTCGATTATCAGGTCGGCAACCTGCGCGACTACATCTCCCACCTCGTGGCCGTCTATCGCACAGACGGCCGATCGATGGACAAGGTCGCGACGGCCCAGGTCCTGACCCAGCTGGGCGCCGCCAAGCGCACGATCAAGCTGGTTGTCGACCACACCAAGATCGATCCCCGCGACGTCAAAACCGACAGCCAGATGCTCACCGCGATCGAGGCCCTGCGGATCAATCAGGAACAGACCCGCTTCTTTCGTGCCCTGAACCTGCCGATGAAGTCCGACTACGTCGCCCCGCCCTCGATCGACAACCGCCTGCTGGCGCTCCTGCAGGGTCCGACCGGGCTGACCCAGGCTCAGATCAAGAGCGAGTTCAAGCTCAACTCAGCAACCTTCCATGCCAAGCGGATCGCCAAGAAGCATGGTCTC